GAAGCTATTGAAAGAGGTGGATTTGAATCAAGAGATATAACTATTGATTATTCTAAAATGGGTTTAAAAATGAAAGGATTAAATCAAATAGCTGCATTTTATAATGCAAGACTACAAGGTTATGCAAAAATTTATGATGCTTTTAAACAAAGACCAGCAAGAGCATTTACTATGATTACAGGAGCTATCATACTTCCTTCTATATATTTCTGGCTAGCAAACAAAGATGATCCTATTTATCAAAGACAACCTGAGTGGGTAAAAAATAATTATTGGGTAGTGGTGCATGATGGTGTTCCTTATAGAATTGCTAAACCTTTTGATCTTGGTGTAGTATTTGGTACAGGTACAGAACAACTATTAGATTGGTTAAACAAAGAACATCCTGATGAAATAAATGATTTTATTACTGATTTTGCAACATCTCAATTAAAAAATATAAATCCAACTCCTACGTTTCTAACTCCTTTTATAGAAGCATATATGAATAAAAGTTTTTTTACAGGTAAACCAATCGTTCCAGATTATATGGATAAAAAATTATTATCTAAATATCAATACACAACCTATACATCTGAAGTTGCTAAAGGTATATCAAGAGCAATCAATGTAATGATTGGTAATGATTATACTAAACTAGATAATCCTATATTTATTGATAATTTTTTGAATGCTTGGTTTGCTAGTTTAGGTAGGTTTGTCATACAAATGACAGACAAAGGTTTAGTAGAGTTTGGGATTATAGAAGATCCAATTAAACCTACAGATAATTTAACAATCATACCAGGTATTAGAGCATTTAATTTAAGAGATCCAAGTGGAGGTTCTGAATTTATAACTGATTTCTATGAAGAGTTTGCTAAAATAGATAAAGACATTGGTAGTATATTAGCTTTAGAAAAAGCAGGAAACATGAAAGAAGCATTAAAAATAAAAGAAAAAATTAATATGAAAGATAAAAATGTTCTTCAATTACTTAATATAAGAGATGCTTTAAAAGAAATAAACTATGTTATAAGAAATATATACAATACTAAAAAATATACTGCCGATGAGAAGAGAGAACTTATAGATGCTCATTATCTTTTAATGATAAAAACAGCAAAAAGAGGACTAGATATGATGTATTATAAGGTTGATAATGATAATAAATAATAATATAGAGAAAGTAATATGACAATATCTTCAACTACAGTTAAGAACTCATACTCAGGTAATGGAAGCACAACAGCTTTTGCCTACACATTTAAAATATTTGCGAACACAGATTTACAGGTAATCATTAGATCATCTACAGGAACTGAAACTGTCAAAAGTTTGACAACTCATTATACAGTATCTGGCGTGGGAGATGCCTCAGGTGGTAATGTAACATTTACTTCTGGCAATATTCCAGCATCTGGTGAAACAGTTGTGATCAGAAGAGCTGTTCCGCAAACACAGGCAATAGATTATATTGCCAATGATCCATTCCCTGCGGAATCACACGAAGAGGGTTTGGATCGTGCAACTATGACAACTCAACAAGTTCAAGAAGAGTTAGATAGAGCAATTAAATTATCAAGAACTAATACTATGACATCTACTGAATTTGCTGTAGGTGCAACAGATAGAGCAAATAAAATTTTAGCATTTGATTCTTCTGGAGAAATTTCAGTAACACAAGAATTAGGAACATTCGTTGGAAACTGGTCTGCTGGTACAGATTATAACGCTAGAGATTTAGTAAAAGATACTTCAACTAATAATATTTTTATATGTACAACATCACACACATCATCTGGATCACAACCTTTAACAACAAATACTGATTCAGCTAAATGGTCTTTATTGGTAGACGCTGCTAGTGCAACGTCATCTGCTAGTGCTGCTGCTTCTAGTGCCACTGCCGCAGCTAGTTCAGCTACTGCCGCTGCAACGAGTGCAACCAATGCAGCTACATCTGCAACTTCAGCTGCTTCATCAGCAACAACAGCAACTACAAAGGCTAGCGAAGCATCTACATCAGCATCCAATGCTTCAACTTCAGAAACAAATGCTGCATCATCAGCAACAAGTGCCGCTAGTTCTGCTACAACAGCAACAACTAAAGCGAGTGAAGCAAGTACGTCTGCAACCAATGCCGCTTCTTCAGCAACATCTGCTGCAAGTTCTGCAACGACAGCTACGACAAAAGCATCGGAAGCTGCTACATCAGCTACCAACGCTGCCAGTTCAGCAACTACTGCTACAACGAAAGCTAGTGAGGCAGCTACTTCTGCTACGAATGCCGCAACAAGTGCTACCGCTGCTGACACAGCTAAAACTGCTGCTCAAGCTGCTCAAACCGCTGCCGAAGCTGCAGCTGATAATTTTGATGATACTTATTTAGGTGCAAAGTCTAGTGATCCTACAGTAGATAATGATGGAGATGCACTAACTGCAGGAGATTTGTATTTCAACACAAGTTCAAATGAATTAAAAGTATATAATGGTTCATCTTGGCAGGTAGCTGCTGTAGACGCATCAAGTTTAGCAAGTGCAGGGTTTAGTGTTGCAATGGCAATAGCATTATAGTAAAGGAGATATATGGCACAAGATTTTGAAAGAGTATTAAAAACTAGCATAGGTACATCTGCTACAGAAATAAGAGCTGCAGCAAATAGTGATGATGCAATTATTGGTATGAGATTTGCAAACAAATCTACATCATCTGTAACTGTAGATGCTACAGTAAAAAATAGTAGTACAAGTTACTATTTAATTAAAGACGCACCAATACCTGCTGGTGGATCATTAGAATTAATTGATGGAGGATCAAAAGTAGTTTTACAATCTGGTGATTCTGTAGAGGCATTAGCTTCAACAGGTAGTGCAGTTGATGTAATACTTTCTGTTGTTGACTCCATAAGTACATAGGAGAATACATTTGGCTTATTTAGGTAACAGACCAGCTGAAGCATACAGTGCTTTTCAGAAGCAAGACTTTAGTACAAGTGCAACTACTTCGTACACCTTAGATCATCCTGTTGCCAATC